CTTTCGGCCATCAAGTCCCGATTGTTCCGCAGGCTGTATTTCTGTTGGCTCCGAAGATTCGCCCTCGGGCATTACATCTGTTTCTGTCTGTACGTCGGTAGGCGTTGAAATATCAGTAGTTAGGTCTAGGGTCTCTTCCACTTTGGTCTCCTACTTAATCTTTCCCTGAAGAATGTCGAATACAACGAAATGCCAGAATAGCCAGACGATTATCATCAGCCTGACGGATATTGGCATATACTGCTTAATTATTTGAGTGATTGTGACAAAACGTGCGTTAAAAATACCAATCATCTCTAATGACGCTATTGCGCCGATTAGGACAAGCATCAACGTAAAATCTACCTGCTTAGGCATCAACTGCCCCCGAACACCGCTGGCTTCTCGCCACCAAAGATAGGTTCTATCCTGTGACTCTTACCATTCCAGTAAATAGCGGCTATCCCGCCCGGCTCTACCGTATCGAGGTTTTCAGGCTCCATCTGATCGCCTTCCTCGGTAAAGTTAATTAGGGACACGATGTTACTGGTGTGACACACGAAAAGCGTTAATCCCGTCTTTCTTGCGCCCTTAAGTGCTTCTTTCCAGAAGGCAAACTGCCTATCTTCAAAGTCCTGTAAGGACTCTCCGTCCGGAATGGATACATCCGGATTCTGCACAAATAGCCTTAAGGCATCTTGGCAGTCTTCTTTAGCCTTACCGGAGAACACACCTAAGCGCCACGGAAACAGGCCACGATGCTGATAAACTGACAGCTTGTGAAATGAGGATGCTTTGTCTGCAGTAATAAATGCCCTGAGTAACGGCGAACAAATGACATTCTTTAATGGATACTTCTTTAGGAAGTCTGCTGCCAAGTCTGCCTGCTTAAGTCCATTTGAATCAAGAGGAACATCAAGCCATGAGCGATAGCATTTATTCTTATTTAAGGCCGTCTCTCCATGCCTACTAACAAAACCAATGAGTTGTTCTTTCACAGCTTCCTCTTGGTCTTGGTGACAATCTCCGACATGGGCGTGTATGCTCTGACCTCTTGTTCAACCTCGTGTGGCTGTCCAGATGGCGCAGAGACTTGTATCCCAGCCTTCTGCAATACCTGGGCCTGCGTATCGCCCTGCATCTTGTCTGCGGGGATACTAATCGTGATCTTGGGTGGTATGGGCTGTGCATTCTGGCTAGCAAGCTTCGCGGCCATCTGCTTGTGGCCCTGCCAGTGAAGATAGCAGTTAGTCCACTTCTTCCAATTCTCCCCGCCCAGAGGCTCCGGGGTTGCGGCTTTGCGCAATGAGCGACCTTCTGGCTCCTGCATCCACGAGAACAGCGTAGCCGCTTCGGTGGTGTGGTCTTCAGAATCATCTTGTGCTACTGGAACGCTGGGTAGGTATTGAGGTGTCGACTGTAACTGCTGCTGCATCTGCTGGAGCTGTTGTTCTAGCTGGGCACCCTGCTCTGGGTCGCCGGGCTGGAGTGTTCCATCCTGCAAGGCTTGCGATGCGGCCACCTTAGCTGTTTCGTGTACGGCGTTAAGCTGTTGTACCTGCTCGGCAAGCTGTTGATACTCTGGATTCATCAGCGGCTCAGACTCAAGCAATACTTCAATCTCTTCAAGCTGCTTGTCTTCTGAGTCAGCCTCGTCAACTGTAATCACATCGTCGAGATGTAGACCTTTAACGATTTCCCTGGCGTTCGATGGAGACCCAATAACACTCGCAATCTGGGCATTAACCTGAGCCATGTCGAGCACTTGCATGATTTTGGCTTCACGCTGAGCGCCGGACTCCGGTATACTCCCCAATGTCTCTGCGGCGCATTCAAATTCGCCTCTAAGCCGTTCTGGGTTGACTGAAATGTCTCCATAGCCCTCTACCGTTGAATTGATTTCAGTACTACCATTCTCTGCGCAGCACTTAGCCGCCTGATATGCAGCGCGCGCCATAATACAGTTTGTCATCTGCCAGGGAGGGCCAAACCTCTCAAGTGATTGATTTAGCCTGATTTGCGTAGCGCCTACTGTATTGTCCTGACCTTCGCCGCCACCAAATAAAGCAGGGGTTGCGCCGTCTATTGATTGAATCAACGGCCCAACATACCACTGAAACATTTCAGCCATACCCGGTATAGGCACTGGGGATGTAGTTTGCCCCACCAGGTTCTGGATCAGTTGACCTTCGCTTGGCGTTACCGGCAAGAATCTTCCCGGACTCGCTTCCATCCCAGCTATTGCCGCCGTATCGAATGCGTCTGAGTCAAGCAGTGTAATAGGTATAGCTGTGCGGACAAATTTATCCCATAAATCTGCCCAGATGTTAATTCGTTTCTGAATTGGTAGATCAGAGCTTCCAAGACTCCTACGATTTTGGCCGAACCCTCTAGTGAAGAGTCCAAGTGCAACATGATCATCTAAACACTCATTCCAGCAGCATATAAATTCCGGTCCAGCCATTATAACAAATATGCCGTCTGGAAAGTTCTTTAATAGAAACTCGCGTTTGGCTTCTGATATCTCTTTATCGAAGTACATTCCCTGGCGAAACCACATGTAACCCATGGTTGCCTCACGAATGCCGCTGGTTCCTGTAATGTATTTACCGATTATTCCAATTCTTGTATTAATTCTGGCAATGCGCTCGAATTCAAGCTCGCCATAGGTACCCCATGATGGGTTAATCTTGTCTGCGGCCCATGGATAAGCTGCTCTGGCTACTGCATAGTCCATTTCCTCGAAGAGCTGGACATATCCGCAGTCTTCAAGCTTGTCTACCATCATTGGTAGCTTGCTTTCAAGAATGCCGTGCGCTGTCGACAGCTCTACCGACCGAGGATTGCCCTCTTCATCAATACCATAACGCTTGTCGGCGACAGTACGCGTCCAAAGTACAGTCCTACAATCAGTCCATCCAAGCTCTGTAATATCTCGCTGGAGAGAGGGGTTAGACTTCTCCCATAAGTACTTGTACTGGTTCGCAGTATCAGCCGCAGCCACGTCCTGAGGGTTCTTAGAATATCTTGGTGAGAATGAGACCTTGATTTTACCGCGATTGAGTGCGCCCGACGCAATATCTCCCTGCGCAGAAAAGATGTTGGTCGCGTACAATCCTGCATCATCCATTGCTGCGAGGCCGTTTTCACTGCGAGAACTGGAGTTAATCCCGGCAATCTTCCACCCTCCGCGCGCATCAGCCTCTAAATGCTGATAGCCGCGATCCATGTGTCTGGCTTCCCATGTTTGAATCACCTGAAAGCGCCGTGCTGCTTCGTCTGCGTTAGACACCGTCTTAACTAGCTGCTGCATTACTCCCACAATTCCCTCATCCTTAAGGTCTTCTGGTTTCCAAACCTTTTGCGAGGTAACAATAGAAGCCGCGAGCTCACCGGGACGGTATTCCGGTGCTTGCATTACATCCAAGTCTACGTTCTGTGACTCTTGAGTTTCAGGCATTATTTGGTTGTTCCAAGGTAGGCTGCAAGTTCTGGGTTGCGCTGTAGCAATGATCCCCACATCTCAGCATATTTGTATATGCCTTCGTGCTCATCATTGGTTAGCGAGTTGTAATACATGTTGTTGACATCAAAGTCTTTACTGGCATCTAGGCAAACCATTGCATGGCTCAGCTCGTGCATAAGGGTCTCTTGCGGATTGTCGTCCAATGCCTTGACTTCAATTGTTTTTGTGTTGCAGTGTGTAATTCCACGTAATCCATGAGGATATCCATCAAATGAGACTTGTTGGATTCGCCAAAGAACACCATTCACATCTACGGTAGCTGGAGCCTGTGGTCCGGAGCATCCGGCAAGCACGAGTACAAGCGCTGCAAGCAACGCTGTAGCTATAGTCGTGATAATGGTGTCTTCACGTTTCATTTGTGGACTTCGATTCTTGAATGCTAAATTAGCGCATTCTGTTCTGGGATAGTTAGGATTACATCTCTGGCACATTACATGCCGGGTATCTGGAGTGGTGCAGCAGTAACAGCCTGCGTGTTTGAGTCCTGGTTCTGCTGCTGATCCTGTGACCAGCCCATAGCCTGCTCAACCTCTTCTTCTGTAACGCCTTTAGACTTAAGCACTTCGATAGCCTGCTGTACGTCCGGATCACTCATTGGATCGCTAGAGGCGTCGGGCTGAGCATCTGGCTTGTCTGTTGACTTGTTAGCAAGAGAGGCATTGCGGCTATTCACCTGCATCTGATTCGTAAACTGCGATCCGTCGTTAGCTGTCTTCGCCATGCTCTTCTTCCTTTTCTTCGTGAACTTCGTCAAACCATGTATAAGCTGCGATCTCTGCGCTTTCCAATTCGGAAACCAGAACGCCATCGAATACAACTACTCGACCGCGCTCGTCAAAGCGGGCCGGAATTCCATGATCTCTCAAGACTCCAAGCAGCTGCAGTTCGTGGCCCACGCTATCTTTCCACGCGGCAGGAACTTTAGTAAGGATTGCCATAAACACCTTTCGTATGTGATGACTGCATCAGGTGCAGTCTGAAGCTTCCAGTGAAGGAGCCAAATAGGAATGTAAAGTAATTTGAAGACGAATACGATCTACGACAAGCCAGTGTTGCGGAGTTGGTGTATGTGGAATTAATCAAAGCACCCATTAAATTACAGACCACGGATATCCAGACTTGCAATGACTATGATTGGTGTATGAATTCCAGCAAAATAGCGCCCACCTGGTACCAGAAAACGAGCGATGAGTTCCGTATAGCCTAGCCTTCGTTACTGAGTACATACCCCTTGGCGACGGTATCGCTATTACTGC